TCAAACGGTAGGGTTTACTACACCTACCTATATCGTATCCAGTCATTTGACTGTAAGTGTCAACAATGTAACCGTCCCTGCTGTTCAGGCAGGGGCTACACAGACAGTTTTTGGCTCTTTTACATCTACAAACCCTCTCTACTACATTTTAGTAGAGGGGTCTACTAGCCTTTCGTTCTCCGAAGAGTTACCAGCGGGTGCTGTAGTCCTTATTAACCGTAACAGTAGCCAAAGCACTAAGTTAGTTTCTTATTCTGACTCTGGGTTATTAACTTCTGACGTGCTTAACGAAGACTCTAACCAAGCTTTCTTTATAGCTCAGGAAGCTTTAGATCAATCTGCTAGTAGCTTTGACAGCGGCTTTGAAGCCTCTCAAAGTGTTACAGTTACTAAGGTAGCAGGTATAGAAGCTGGTGCAGATGTTACTGATACAGCTAATGTTGTAGCAGCTTTAACGGCAGGTACTAACATAGCAATAGCGGCTGACGGTACAATATCTTCTACAGACACTAACACTACTTATACAGGTGGTACTGGTTTAACTTTATCTGGTACTACTTTTAACGTAGATGCAGCACAGACTGGCATTACATCACTAGGTACGTTAAGCGGATTAACTACAGGTGCTACTACAGTCAACGGTGCTCTTGCTGTTAATAATACTACGCAATCAATAACTGATACTACAACAAATTCAACTTCTGTATATGGCCCAACCCTTGAGTTATATAGAGATGGTGGTGACGGTAATGCAGCTAGCACTGTCAACATGGCTCAATCCGATAAATTAGGCACTATTGACTTTTATGGCAATAATGATGCAGGTACACCTGAAAAAATTAAATATGCTAAGATTTTTAGCACTATATATGAAGAGACGGATGGGGCTGAAAGCGGTAGACTGTCTTTCTCAGTAATAAATGCAGGTACTCTTACTGAAGGAGTAAACCCTGCTACTATCCTTGATTTAGAGCCTGATGTTGCTCAGTTTAACAGTACTGTTAGACTCAAAGCTGCTGCTTCTGGTGGTGTTCAAGCAACATCAACTCCAATTTTAGAGTTATACCAAGAAGATGGGCCACAAGCTGATGACGGTGATCATCTAGGTGAGATTCAATTTACGGCTCTTAATAATAATAACTACAGCCCTATAAAACATAAGTATGCAGGAATACACGCTGAGATTATTGACGAGTCTAATGCTACAGAAGACGGTTCTTTACACTTCACCACTGTTACAGCAGGGACAGAAGATACTACCGTATTAACACTTAACGGTACTGAGTCTACCTTTAGCAGCCCAGTAAAAGTAGCAGTTGGCCCTATAACAATAAACAGTGACAACACTAACGCTGACTTAGTAATATCCAATAGTGAAGCGAGTAGTGCCGACGCTAGCCCTATTATCAAGTTAAGCCGGTCACATGGTTCTAGTGGCGGTAATGATGGTGATGATATAGGAAAAATACAGTTCTTCGGCGCTAATGACCGTGGTTTGTCTAGTGGTGGCCCTGAGGAAATTCAGTACGCTAATATTTACGGAGAAATCGTAGATTCAACTGCCGGTACAGAAGATGGCTCTATAAAGTTTGGCGTAGCTAATAACGGGAGTATAGAAGACCCTATTTTTTCGGTGTTTAATTACGGCATTGTGATGGGTACTGATAACGACCTGCGCTTGGGGCAGCGAGGGGAAATATGGTTTGAGGGGGCGAGTAGCAACTCAAACGAAACCCGCTTGAACGTAGTAGACCCAACCGCTGCCAGAACCATTTTACTCCCCGATGCTGACGGCACTCTAGTAATACAACCTGATAACGGCGGCGTTCAATTCCCAGCTCAAAGTGCTGCTCCTAGCGCCCCTGCAAACGGTCAAGTGTATTATGACACCGACGACCACAAACTAAAACTGTACGCTAACGGCGCTTGGGTTGACTTAAACTAGGATTAAAGCATGGATGATTTAAAATCTCAGGTTGATCGCTTAGAATGGCGTATTGACTTACACGAAGAACAGCTAAGAACCCTAACAGTTAATGCTGAAGAGCTTAGAAGTATGTTGGACAGTATTAACCGCACCTTACTACAGATAAAGTGGTTAGCTGTAGGTGGTGCTTGTGTCTACTGGGCGCAAGAGATGGGCTTAGGTGAATTTATTAAAGTAGTGGGTATATAATGCAAGATAAACTAGAACATTTACACGCAGTAGTAACTGAACAACTTTTAATTAGGGTAAGCTCAGGCGAAGCTACATCAGCAGAGTTGTCTGTTGCTGTAAAGTTTCTTAAAGATAACGGCGCAAGTACTGATATAATTACAGCAGAGTCACCAATGGCAAGCCTTTTACAAGGTTTGCCTTTTGAAGAGGTAGCACACTAATGGCTAGAAACTACAAACAAGAGTACGAGAGATACCATAAGAAACCTGAACAGCGTAGACGAAACGATGCTCGCAAACAGTCAAGAAGGAATATGGTTAAAACACACGGTTCTGCTGCCCTAGCTGGTAAAGACATTGATCATGTTGATCGTAACCCTTTAAATAAATCTAAAACTAACTTACGCATCATGAGTGTAAAGTCTAACAGGAGTCGGAATGGATAAGCAACTACAGGACTTCCGAAACTTTTTGTTTGTTGTTTGGAAACACCTGAACTTGCCTGATCCTACGCCTGTACAATATGACATGGCTGATTATATCCAGAACTGTCCTCGACGAGCAATCATCGAGGCTTTTCGGGGTGTGGGTAAGTCATACATTACTGCTGCATTTGTCGTGCACCAATTGCTTCTTGATCCTCAAAAGAAGTTTATGGTTGTGTCAGCTTCTAAACAAAGAGCTGATGATTTCTCGACATTTACGCAACGTCTTATCTTAGAACTCCCTATGTGTCAACACTTGATAGCTACAAGTGACCAAAGGTGGAGTAAGATAGCGTTTGACGTAAGACCTGCGCTGGCTAGTGGTAGCCCTTCGGTTAAGTCCGTGGGTATCACTGGTCAGCTTACAGGCAGTCGTGCCGACATCATAATTGCTGATGACATCGAAGTACCTAATAACTCTATGACTCAGATGATGAGAAGTAAGTTAGGTGAAGCTGTTAAAGAGTTTGATGCGGTACTAAAGCCTGACGGCAAGATCTTGTACTTAGGAACACCGCAGTGTGAAATGAGTCTTTACAACACGCTAACAGAGCGTGGTTACCAGATGAGAATTTGGCCTGCACGTTACCCCGCCGTAGACAAAGCTCAAAAGGCTTATGGTAATCGTCTAGCTCCTATGCTTTGGGAGGCTATGAACTCAGCTAAAACACCTTTAGATAATGAAGCAGTAGACCCTTTACGTTTTGATGATGCGGATCTTACCGAGCGTGAGCTGTCTTATGGTAGATCAGGTTTTGCTCTACAGTTTATGCTAGACACCACACTGTCTGACACTGATAGATACCCTCTTAAATTCTCTGATTTAATGGTTATGTCAGTAGATAAAGATAAGGCACCTGAAAAGCTCATGTATGGCATTATGAAGGAGATTAAAGAACTCCCTAATGTTGGCCTTAACGGTGATAAGTTCTACGCCCCTGAAGCGATTGTGGGCAACTACGTGGACTACACTGGGTCTGTTCTAGTAATAGATCCATCTGGTCGTGGTAAAGATGAAACGTCATATGCTGTTGTTAAGATGCTTAACGGTTTCTTATACGTACCAGCTTGTGGTGGTTTAGACGGAGGTTATACAGATCAAACTTTAACCAAACTAGCCACTCTAGCTAAAGATCATAAAGTTAACAAACTGCTCATCGAGAGTAACTTTGGTGACGGTATGTTCAATGAGCTTATCAAACCCTTCCTTAGAAAGATATATCCTGTTTCTATAGAAGAAGTTAGGCACAGCGTACAGAAAGAAAAGCGTATTATACAGACACTTGAACCAGTAATGAACCAGCACAGGTTAGTTATTGACCCCAAGGTTATACAAGACGACTTTGACAGCGTACAGCATCGCCCACCAGAGCAAGCACAACGCTATATGTTGACCTACCAGCTATCCCGTATAACTACCTACAGAGGCTCTCTAGCTCACGATGATAGGTTAGATGCCCTAGCAATGGGTGTTAAATACTGGACAGACTTAATGTCAGCAGACGTAGACCGAGAAATGACAGACCGTAAAGAGCAGCTATTAATGGATGAGTTAGATAAATTTGTTAATGGTTACAATATAAACTTAGCACCTAGGACTTCTACATGGATATGACAGATATACCAATGGTTCGTCTTACTTGGAAGGACGCACAGGACTCTGACGGGACTTGGACTAACCTTGAGGACATTCTAGCACACTCATGTGCTGTTTGTCAAGAGGTAGGTTGGTTAATCCTCAATGATGCAGAGCAGGTAATTGTAATGCGCTCTCGTATTGTTGAGGAAGAGTTACAGGTAGGTAGCTCTTACATAGCCATACCACAATCATGGATCTTAAAAATAGAAGAGTTACAAGTCAATGAAGAGACTAATAGCAGCTTGTTTAGTACTAATTTGTCTACCAACTAAGGGTAGCGAGGCTAATGTCGGAGACTTTGGCAGCAANCAACAAGCAGAAACAATAACAAGTACTACAGAAACTATAGTAAACCAGAAAGGTACTCCAGTAACCACAGCGGTTAGCCCCTCATCTCCTGTATACAATCAGGACGTTTGTGTGGTCGCCAGTGGGCGTGGGGTACAGACCCTACAGATAGGCTTAAGTTTTGGCTCAACGTCCTCAGATCAGGTCTGTGAGCTTCTCAAGCTATCTCGTCAACTTAGTTCACTTGGCCTTAAAGTAGCCGCAACCAGTGTGCTATGTAATGACCCTAGAGTTTTCCACGCTATGTTAAATAGCTCAACCCCCTGCCCAATCAAAGGTAAAATAGGCGATGCAGCACTTAAATATTATAATGATAACCCTAATCTTGTTCCTGACGCTCCTATTGTCTTTTCACGTAAAGAGCCAAGAGAACGATTACGATATGACCGATCTCGCAAACGCTTCGTCCGATATTAATTACACGATAGGCGCTCAGGTAGGTGACTTCTCCCAATGGTCACAAGAGAGTATGTTAGATGGCACCACCATCATATACAATCTAGCAGATGACACGGAATACCACCTAACATCTGCCCAGATGGACACGTTTAACCAAGCATACGCTGATGGTTTAGTAAATAGCACTCCAGAGGCTCTCACAGCCGTTCTACTGAACGATATGATTGACGTAGAACAAGGTACATACGACGATGAAAAAGAAGCTCTGACGGACGCTGCTAAGGAGATAGCCACGGTCACAGAGATAGCTGACAAGCTTGTGAATGGTGACCAACAGACTAAGATCAATGCAGAGGCTTATGCCACTGAGAATGACCTTAGGGCTATTAAAGAATCTAGCAGACAGAAGTTTAACACATCTATCTCAGGTATGCTAGAAGCCAGTATCACTAAGAACATGATCGAAGGTTATGCTCAGGATGCTGTAGTCATTGATGTGATAGCAGGTGCTTTCATGGCTACTAACACAGTCATGGATTTCTTTATGAATACCTCAGTATCTATAGATGAGCTTACACCTACCCAGCTTAACCTAGACTGGGATCAGCATAACGTAGGTGTAGAAAGTTTTATGTACGGCGTATACGCTAACGACCCACAATCAACCTTGGAGATGACCCCACGATGAACCCACAAGATGTTGCCTTATGGATAGGCATTGCTTCTTCTATTGGAGGAGCCGCAGTAGGTTACGGAACTTTAACAGAGAAGGTGGCCTCTCTTGAGGAATCTACCGACCCTACCCATTTAGAATCACGACTAACAAAATTAGAAACTAGGATTGAAGATAATGATATATCTCACATTGGTACAGAAATTGAACAGCTGCGTGGTCAGATTAAAAACACTGCCGACAAAGTTGCAGGGTTTGTTATCCCAAGCACAAGCAAAATTAAATCAGATATTCGAGTGCTTGAAACAGAAGTTGCAGCAATTCAAGGACAAGTTAATCAGTTAAGCAACAAGGTGGAAGTAATAGGTAAACCCTCTAATCCACTGCTATAAGGAGAGACCATGTTTGGATTAATAACAATGCTGTTGTCTACTCTTGGCGCTACAGGCATGGGTTCGATGTTAAAGATCCTTGGTGGAGCTGTGCAGAGTCGCAACGAAGCCAAGGAAGCTGAGGCTAAGAGAGAACTAATTCGAGACATGCAGATGAAGTCTGCTGATCTTGAGTTCCAGAAGGCTATATTTGGAGACGCAAGTAATGACCCAGAAGCAACTATCTTTACCCGTACTACTCGTAGGATCATTGCTCTTATCGGGATGCTCAACTTTGCTACAATCTCCATCCTCTGCACTATCTACCCTCAAGTCGAGCTTGTTACCTTCGTCCCTCCAGAGCAAGCAAAAGACATCTCAATCTTGTGGGGATTGTTCACAATGCCAATCGACCAAGGCATCACAACAGCAATCACTACAGGACATATCTCCCTCGTCTCGATTACCACTTTGGGAGCTATAATTGGGTTCTACTTCACACCAGCAGGTAAGAGGTAAATCAATGACTTACAAAAGGTTACCGTATGGAGATAGACCCCTCCCGTTCCCTATAGTATATATAGGTATGTCTTAGGAGCCTGTAGGATTCCCTAAGTGATCTTAGGAGCCTGTCAGCTTCCACCACCCAATACCTTCCTAGGAGGTGATCCCGTACTTCCCTTAGAAACCTAAGTATTACGTTAAACTCCCTACTGTAATCATTGGGTTTCTAAGGGAGTCTTGGGGATGGACTACATCATCCCCCTCTTTTCACCATAATAGCTCCCAAACACCCCCTACTTTTGACAGAAATCTTAGGGAAAGTGTCGTATTTTTGTAAGGTAAAGTGTCGTATTTTTGTAAGGTAAAGTGTCATGTTTTTGTCACGAAAAACTCACGATAAGCATCGACATAGCTCCCGCTAGTGTNCATGAAATAGTCTTTAGTGTACACATGGGTTAGCCTCATTTTGACACAAAAGTATGAATGCCCTTTTGAGATCGGGATAGTACAAGAGTACCCCCTTGGGGGTGCCTATAGTGTCCACATGTCTTGACCCTAAGGAACACTAAAGGACACTGTAGGAGCTTAAGGTAGTCAATAAGTTGACACTTAAGGAACCTGTAGGACTCTGTAGTGTACAGTTTAGGAACCTGTAGGACTCTTTAGTACTTACGTCTCTGTGTACTTGTATCTGTTTTTGTGAATACACTCAAGGAATCCATAAGACTCCGACTGTCAACCACCACGCCTCACGAGTAGGTGCACAACGTGCCACGAGTGTACAAGCTGACCGCAGGGAAGTTATAAAGAACTACTCTGCTTGCAGAGGCATTAACAAGCTGACCGCAGGGAAGTAAGGTAACCCGAAGGGAACTAAAGGCGAGCGAAGCGAGTTACGATTTTTGTACAAATAACAGGCACAAAAAAACCGCACTTAAGCGGTCTTAATGTCCATAGTATATGTTAAAAGCCAAGAGCTGTAAGAAATAATTTATTCAATACAAATAAATAACAACCCACAATTAAAATGATATAACCCAAAGTGTCATCCATTTAAAACTCCAAGGCCATTTGGCCGCTGATCTCGCAATAAACGTAATTATATTCCCAGTGTTCAACAGTTGCCAGCGCTTGAGTTGCTGATATTAAACCTCGGTTGTATAACTCTATAACTTCCAAACAATGCTTTAGCGAATCAAACATTATGCTACCTCACTTTGTAGCAAGCTGCCAAGGTATCTGGTTACTGCCGATACCTG